GAGGACTCCCTACAGTTAGTGGATGAGGTAATAGATGAGGTTATATTTTTAGAGGGTAAGCTGGAAGAACTTAAAAAGCTGCCGTTTATACAGGTTAATCCAAAGGACACCAGTAAGCAGCGTAGCACTCCAGCAGCTAAAATGTATAAGGAATTTTTACAGCAGTATATTAACTGTATAAAAATGATTGAGTATGTCATTTACAAGGATAAGCGCCTAGAAGTTGACGAGGTAGAGGAATCACCACTAAGGAAGTGGTTTAAAGATTATGCTAATTAAAGAGAGAACAATATGGACACCTGATAACTCTTATTTACTGGAGTATCACGCCAAAATAGAGACAGGTGAAATTATAGTAGGGCGTGAGCTATGGCAAGAGCTGGAGAATTTAAAAGAGGACTTTTTAAATGACGCCTACTTGTATGACACGTCAGACGCTCTCTTACGTATGGACTTTATGGAGAAGTGCATAAGGCTTACAAAAAGTCCATTTTATAATAAGCCTATGGTGCTTATGCTATGGCAGAAAGCATTTATAGAGGCTGTCTACTCATTTAAGATGAGTAAAACCACTCTAAGGCGTTTTAAAAAAGTCATATTATTGATAGCTAGAAAAAATACTAAGTCTGAGACCTGTAGCGCTTTAGGCTTAAGTGAGTTTTTTCTAGGTAATGCTGGCTCTGATATAGTGTGTAGCTCTAATGACGATAATCAAGCGTCTATCATTTATGACGCTATAGACACTATGAGGTTATTAATTGACCCAGAGCAGTTAGACAGCAAGCGCAACCAGCGCTTTATACTTAATAAAGTTAATAACTCTAAGATATTTAAATTATCAGACCGTACAAGAAATAAAGAGGGGCGTAATATTGACGTAGCATTTTTGGACGAAAGCCACGAAATGAAAGACAATGTTATAGCTAAATCAGTAGAACAGTCACAGAGTCTTAAAGACGAGCCAATGTTTATAAATCTAACTACTGAGGGCTTTATAGTAGACGGTTATTTAGATAAGGAACTGGAAAAAGCCAGAAAAATTATTAAGGGTGAGGATGACGGTATAGCAGCACAGCGTACGCTGGCATGGTTATATACTCAAGATTCTGAACAGGAAGTATGGCAGAATAGAGCTAGTTGGGTAAAAAGTAATCCCTCACTAGGAATAGTTAAAAAGTGGTCTTATCTGGATGAACAGATAGACGTGGCTAGAAATAGTAAGGCTGATAGAATATTTGTACTCTGTAAAGACTTTAATATAAAGCAAAATGGAGCGCAGAGCTGGCTTAATATAGAGGATTATGATTATAAAGCCGTATATGATTTAGAGAGTTTTAGAGGCTGCATAGCTTTAGGGGCTGTAGACTTATCTGAAACTACAGACTTAACCTGTGCTAAGGTGTTGATGATGAAACCAGACGATAAGACAAAGTATATACATACAATGTATTTTATACCTGAGAGCAAGCTGGAGGACTCAGATGACCGTAACGCTGGCGCTAAGTATAGTGAATGGGCGAGGGCTGGACTTATTACCATAACTGAGGGTAATGATATAGACCTAAGTAAAGTAGCTGACTGGTTTTATATGTTATATAAAGACTATGGTATTAAGCTCTGGAAATGTGGATATGATCAGAAATTCGCTAAGGACTTTCTTAACCGTATGGAGTTTTATGGCTGGTCTAGGGCGAGTGGTGAAATGGATATGATTATACAGAACGCTCAGACGCTAAGTAATGCTATTAAATTACTGGAATCAGACTTAACCCACCAGATGGTTAATTATAATGACAATGAAGTAGATAAGTGGTGTTATAAAAACGCCTGTTTACAAGTTGATAAAATAGGACAGTGCTTAATAATTAAAGCAGAGCCTAGTAAACGTATAGATGGTGCTGTGTGTAATTCTATTTTATACGAGATGTATAGACGAAATAGAACAGAATGGCAGCAAATGATAGGAGGTGTTAAATAAATGGGTTGGTTATCAAATCTCTTTAAGAAAGAGAGCCCTAAACAAACTAAATACGCTGAGGTAATGAGTGGTTATGCTCCTATCTTTTCTCAGTTTGGTACAGATATATACGCTAGTGACGTAGTGCAACAGGCTATTAGCTGCATTGTATCAGAAATGAAAAAGCTAAGACCAGCACACATTATAGAAAAATATCAGGATATTATACCAGTCAATGGTGATTTAAACAGGGTGCTTAATAATCCTAATCCACTGATGACTACCAGTGAATTTATTGAAAAAGTTACATGGTTATTATTTTTAAATTATAACGCTTTTATTATTCCTACTTATTACGAGTGGAAAGATGAAAAAGGAACAACAAAAAGGCATTATGAGGGGCTTTACCCTATATTACCGTCAAGGGTTGACTTTATCGAGGACGCTAATAATGATTTATATGTACATTTCTTTTTTAATAATGGTCAGGATTATATGGTTAAGTATTCTGATGTAATACACCTTAAATACAGATATTCAGTAAATCATTATATGGGAGGTAACGAACAAGGACAGCCAGATAATGAGGCGTTACTTAAGACACTTGACCTTAACCACCAGCTTTTACAGGGTGTGGCGTCAGCTATGAAGTCTGCATATGCCGTAAATGGTGTAGTTAAATATAATACTATGATGGATGAGGGCAAAACAGAGGCAGCGCTTAAAGAACTGGAGAGTAAATTAGAAAATTCAGCAAGTGGTTTTTTACCTTTAGATTTAAAGGCTGAGTATATACCTATCAAAAAAGAGATAAAGCTGATAGATAAAGATACTTTGGAGTTTATAGATAAAAAAATACTTAGACATTATGGCGTATCATTACCGATTCTAACAGGTGATTACACTAAAGAACAGTATGAGGCTTTTTATCAAAAGACATTAGAGCCTCTTATCGTAGGTTATAGCCAGTCATTTACTAAAAAGTTATTTACACCTCGTGAGTATGGGCATGGTAATAGAGTTACTTTTTATGCTAAAGATTTAATATTTATGACTATGGCACAAAAATTAGATTTAATTAAAGAGCTTTCCCCAACAGGTGGCTTATTTGAGAATGAAAAACGTGTAATGGTTGGTATGCCACCATTACAAGAGTTAGTAGGTAAGAGATATATGAGCCTTAACTGGGTAGACGCAAACATAGCTAACCAGTACCAGACAGGAGAACCAGATACAGGAGGTGAAAACAATGGAAAAGAAAACGATAACCAGAGCGTATAACTTTGAGATCAGAGCAGAGAATGATGATAAACATGGAGACCATATTACTGGGCGTGCTATTGTTTATAATTCCAAAACTGACTTAGGATATTTTGAGGAAGTTATAGAGGCTGGAGCTCTGGAGGGTGCTAACCTTAAAGATGTCAGATTTTTAGTTAATCATAATACAGATATGATACCATTAGCACGTAGTAGAAATAATAATGAAAATTCTACTATGCAGCTGATAGTAGATAAAGATGGTTTAGGTATTAGAGTTGACTTAGACACTGAGGATAACTCAGAGGCACGTAATTTATACAGTGCTATCAAACGTGGAGACATAACAGGTATGTCTTTCATGTTTACGATAGATGACGAGGAGTGGGAAAACTTAGAGAGTGATTACCCTACACGTCATATAAGAAAAATTGGTACGGTGTTTGAAGTATCAGCCGTAACTTTTCCAGCTTATGAGGCAACAGAGATAAGCGCAAGAGATAAGGAGGCGCTGGATAGCGCTAAAAAGGTACTGGATAGTGCTAAGCGTTCACTGGATAGTGATAATAAAGCTCTGGAGCTTGCAAAGGCTAAAGCAGCAACATATTTTTTTGATTAAAAAGTATAGAAAACTATACAAAAAATGGAGGTAATTTAAAAATGAGAAAATTTTTAACACAGCTTATTGAACGTAAGAAAAATGAAATGAAAGAGATCAGAAAGAAAATTGACGCCTCAGAGGATGTTAATGAGGTAAGAAGTTTAGGAGACACATTAGCAGCTCTTAGAGATGAGATTGACGAGGCAGAGGCTCAGTTAGCTAAGTTAGATGATGAGGGAGACGGTCAGGGCGCAGATGTTCAGGCTGGTAATGAGCCAGATGATGATACACGCTCTAATATTCCAGCTGGCGCAGTGTTTAGAAATGGTCAGGTAGTAGGTAGCTACTCAGTAGGTGCTACTCAGTCAAGAGCAGCAGAAACAGACCCACATGATACTGTAGAATACAGACAGGCATTTATGAATTTTGCGTGTCGTAACGTACCTATTCCAGCGGAATTTAGAGCAGACGCAGTAACAGCTACTGGAGACGTAGGCGCTGTAATTCCTACTACAATGCTTAACGAAATTATCCAGAACTTAGAGAGCTATGGTAATGTGTACGCTTTAGTACGTAAGTTAAATGTACAGGGTGGTGTAGCTATTCCAATCTTATCACTTAAGCCAGAGGCTAACTGGATTGGTGAAACTACAGCTAGTGACTCACAGAAGTTAGACGCTAAGAACTCTATCACATTCTCATACTTTGGAGTGGAATGTAAGATAGCTCAGACATTATTAGCTAATGTTACAACTATTGACGCTTTCCAGAAACTCTTTGTACCTCTTGCTACAGAGGCTATCGTTAAGGCGTTGGAAATTGCTATTTTCAATGGTTCAGGCGTAGGACAGCCTTTAGGTATCACAAAGGACACAAGAGTACCAGAGGGTAATGTAATCACTATGACACCAGAGGAATTTAACAGCTGGTCAGGTTGGCACAAAAAAGTTAAGGCAAAAATGAAGAAAGCGTATAGAAATGGTACTTTCTTTATGAATCAGGCTACATTTGATGGTCACATTGATGGAATGGTAGACGAGAATGGACAGCCTGTAGGACGTACTAACTATGGTATCAATGGTGAAGAAAACTATAGATTTATGGGTAAGAGCGTTGAACCTGTAGAGGATGGTTGTATAGCTGCTTATGATGACGCAGCTGAGGGAGACGTAGTAGCAGTATTTGCTAAGCCTACAGACTATGGTATTAACTCTAACATGGAAATGGTAACAGTTAAGTGGACAGATCACGATAACAACCAGATTAAGAATAAGTGTATTTTAATCTGTGACGGTAAGTTAATTGACGCTAATGGTGTACTTATTATCAAAAAGGGCGCAGCGGTTAGCGTTTAAGTAGGAGGTTAATAACATGGCTGACATATTAAGTAAAGTTAAAAGCGCCTTAGGCATTACAGGCACATATCA